CATCGATGCTGGACTGGTTTAGCAGCGTGCGGCTGATGTCGGTGAAGCCGCCTGCGGTCTTGGGCGACATCAGCACCTGCCCGATGGTCTGTTGGCTTTCTGTCGGAGGGGTGTTTTCAGCGACCCAATAGATGGTCGAGCCGCCTGTCTGCTTGGGGATGGCGACGTTGCCGACAAGGCCAGTCAGCATGCGCACGCCCAGGCGGTCCAGCACCATCGCATTGCGCAGCATGTCGATAAAGCTGCCGCTCAGCAGGTCGGTGGCGACCAGGTTGCCGCCAGCCGTTGCCGTGCCCACGACCAGATCGCGCTTTTGCACGTCGGACGGCATAAAAAAGCCGCGCGCCGCCTTGCCCATTTTTTTGGCGACGGCTTCGGAACATTCGCGCTCGAACGCGGATTCGTTGGTGGTGTGGGTGCTGCCGTCGGCCAGGTGGCGGGCGACTTTGAGCACGCTGTAGCGGCGCACTTCTTTTTCGGTTAAGCCGATGTCGGACGTGGGCACCGGCTTGCTGGCCAGCGCCTTGATGGCGATTTGCTGGAACTCTTCGACGGTCTTGCCGTCTTGAATGGCGCGCATGGCCAGTTCGGCGCCGCCGGGAATGCTGGTGGCAATGGCGCTGATTTCAGCGGCGTGGTTGCGTTTTTCAACGACTTCGATGGGTGCTGGCATGGTGGCTTTCTTTTCTTCGGCGGGTGGGGTTGTGGGTTTTTGGGAAATGCCGGTGGCGCTGCGCCCGACACCGACGCTGGCATCGGCGGGCACACTGACCAGCGAGACCTCGTAGGGCTCCCAGTCGGTGACGCGGTAGGTGTCCGTGCCGTCTTTGGTTTCGACCAGTTTGGCCTCGTGGATCAGGTAACCCACAGAGACATTTCGGCGGATGCCGTCGGCAACATCTTGGAAAACCTCTTCTGCTCTGACGCTTTTTCCGAATCGGACCACTGCGCGGACAATGCGATCCGCGCCCAGCTCGACAGATTCGATGACGCCGACGACATCGCGATCGTTGTGGTCACACAACAAATTTGCACCGCTGCGCAGACGCCCCTGGCGCATGGCGGTGGCGGTGCAATCGAGAATCTCGACACCCCACCAGCGTTCATAAGGCGTTTCGCTGGCGAAGGCGAGCGTGGCCGTGCGTGCCTTGAGATCAACGGCCTGGCGCTCGACTATCAGGGCGCGCTCTGCCCGGCCCTCTTTTAAATGGCGTTCGAGGTTTTCTGGAATGGCTTTGGATGGCATGGGTTGTACTTTGGCTGCTGTGGTGTCCGGTCTTTAAGGCAAGCGGGTGGACGGTTTAGGTTTTTTCGCTGGTTTTTTGGGGTTGTGGCGCGCCCGGCGTTGGGTCGTAGGCGGTGAGCAACACGCCCAGCTCTTTTGCCAGCGCCTGAGCTGCGGCAATGCTGGTCAGGGTGTCGTCAAAGTCGTAGCCCATCGCATTGGCCAAATCCTGCGGCGCCATCAGGCCAGCTTTGACGGCCAAAATCTTGGCCTCCATATCGCCCTTGGGGTCCACCCATTCCCAGCGACGTGCCTGCCATTCGTGTTTTCCAAACTTGGCCAGCTTGGCGGCGGGCAGCGCGCTGCCGTTGGGCATGGTGAGGGCACCATTGAGCAGCGCCGACTGCAGCCACATGCGGTAAACCGGCTCCATGAAGGCGCTGATGAACCATTCCTGGTCGGCAGCCCAGCGGTCGCGCTCTTCCAGCGCGCCGCTGCGAATGCTGGAGTAGCTCACGCCCTCCAGGTCGTTGGCCAGCGAGTGGTAAGCCACACGCCAGCCGCTGGCAATGCGCTGCAGCGTGGTTTTGACAAAGGGGCCAAACACCTCGTTGGGGTATTTGGATTCGTGCGGGGTGAAGCTCACGCCTTCGGGCAGCGTGTCGTAAGTGCCGGGCTGGCTGGTGGTGATTTGCTCGCCCACATCATCGGCCTCGCCGATGGGCGCCTGGCCGTCTGGCGTTGTAAAAAAGCCATAGTGGTTGGCACCATGCTCGGCAGCCAGCAGGGCCGACAGCTTGAAATTGCCCAAGTGGTGCAGGCTGAGCATGCCGGGGGCCATCCACGGGATGCCGCGCATTTGCTCGGCGCGCTCGATCTTGAAACAGTGCAGCGTGTCGGTGACGGGCAGGCGGATGCGCTGGCGCGAGCTATTGACACCGTCGTTTGGGTGAGCGGCGAACAGGTGCAGCGCCACAGGGCGACGGTAGCCGTCCACCTCGACACCCATGATGACAGCGTTGGTGCTGGCGGTGGCTCCGATGTTGCAGGTGGTATCGATGCGGTCCACATCAATCACCTGCAGCGCCATGCCGTATTTGTTTCCGGCATCAGGGCCGCGCACCACACGCACCAAAAATTCACCGTCGGACGGCAGGCCGCCCACCAGGGTTTCGCAGAGGTCGCGCAGGGACTGGCGTCCGGTGATGTCGCAGGCGCTGGACCAGTCTTTCCAGCCCGTTTCAATGGCGGCGTTGGCCAGTCGGTCCTGCTGGCCTGGGCTGTCTTCAATGCGCACTTGCAAGCGCATGCCACCGGGGCCGATGATGTTGTTTTTGACCATGCCGGAAAACTTCACGGCGTAGTCGTTGTTTTGCAACAGATCACGGCCCCGGCTGCGCAGGCGGTTGAGGTCAGAGCGCAGCTCGTGGTTAAGACTGGACTCGGTAGCCATCCAGTCGGCGGTGAGGCGGTCGATGCGGGCACCGGCAAACCGGCGCACCTGGGGCGCTGCTGCGCCGCCGCCGATAATTCGCGCCAGGCCGGTTCGGACGCGCTGAAACAAGCTGGTGTTTTGCATGGTCAAGCTCCAAAGCGCACCATGACGCGGCGCAGGGTCGGCAGGCCGCGCGCGGCGTTGGCGGCAGCATCTTCGCGGGCGACTTCGGCGCGGTAGCGGTTGCGTAGGGTGATCAGCTCGGCAATGCTGATGCGCTGCAGGCTGCGCCCAGCAATCTCGTATTTCGCAGCCGTCAGGTTGTTGGCGTTTTCGAGGTAGGCGTTGATGTTGGCCAACACTTTGCGGGCATGGCTTCGGCCATCGAGGGTGCTGGCGCTGAAGGCGGGCTGCACGATGATGGTGCCGCTGCCAATCGTGTAGGCGTCTGCACTGGTGGCGTTGACCACCTGCGAGCGCCATGCGTATTCGCCAGCCGACCACAGCGCGGTGTCGGCGGCTGGCACGTTGACCAGGTGGGAACCTGCGCTGGCGCTGGTGGTGATGGTGATTTTTTTGGCATTGAGCAGCGTGTACGTCAATGTCCAGCCATCTGTGGGCAGGTAGTCAGGTAGTGACCTGAGCCACTTGGCGGTGTCACCGGCAATCAGCGCGGCGGGTTCGGTGGTGGGGATTGGTGCGGCCATGTCCGGGGACTATGGCCTTCAAGGTGTCCGGTTTTTAAGACAAGCGGGTGGACGGTTCAGATTTGATGATTTCCCAAATGCGCGACTTGCCAAGGCCATAGCGGCGTTCCAGCAGGGGGATGCTTTCACCGGCCTGGTAGTCGCGCTTGATGGCCGCATTGCGGCCGCTGTGGCCTGTGCCTGGGCGGATGCCGATGTAAGGCCGGTCACCGCCCCACTGCTGGCGGGCCTCCTTGTCGATCTGTGCGGCCAGCGCGGCGCTGAAGCTGGGGGCCATAGCGATCACACGGCGCAGGATGTCGTCGATGATGTCGTTCTCGTTGGGCTGATAGGTTTCGGTGATTAGGTCGAGGGGTTTTTGATTTTTTACCATGATGGGCGGCTGGGAGGACGTTGACGGACTGTGCGCTTGAAAATGGGGTTTGGCTTGGGCGCTTTATGGGTGTTCACCGGCTTTTCAGCGTCGGCTGTTTTTGGCGGGCTTTGCGGCCCGGCCAGCTCAGGCTGGTCGAGCTGGGCAAACAGGTCTTGATTGCGCGGGTTGAGCCTGTCGCGCAGCGCCTGCCAGTGGCCTTCGGTTTTTTTGTGCAGGCCCAGGTGGTAGGCGGCGGCCAGGTTGTACACCATCAAGTCGAGCGCTTCATTCCGGTCGGCCTGCTTTTTGTCCCAGACGCTGACCTTGCGCCCGCGCTTGTAGGCGTGGGTGCGGTATTCGGCGGTGAGCTGCTTGTAGTAGTCCTCGGGCAAGTCCTGCGAAAAATGCACAGCGCCGGGGCCACTGGCTTTTTTCCAGCGGCTGGCCAGGTAGTCCTTGGCGGTGTCGGTGCCGATAAACCACAGCTGCGCACCTTTTTTCTCGGTCTTGCCGCGCCAGGTGATGTCCACGATGGTTGGTTTGGCGCACAGGATGGGCCGGTCTGGGCGGGATGCGCCCTTGATGGCGAAAATGAAGCGGCGCTTGCGGGTGTAGGTGAAGTTGTACACGTCCTGTGTATGCGCGCCGCCCGAGTCGATAAACGCCGCCTCAATCGTCATCATCTCGCCACCAGCGTGGCGGTAGCGGGTCTTGAGCAGCTGGTCGGCGCGCTCCCAGGTGGCGTCTTCGGCGGGCGAGCCCTGGATGATCTGGTAATCAATCACCCAGCATTCCATGCCCTCGCCCCAGGCCACGACTTTCAGTTCCAGCCGGTCGTTCTGTGTGTCAATGGCGGCGGTGAGTTTGAGGCCGCCAGCTGGCACCTGGCCGAGCTTGTAGGGTTCGGCGCGCTGCAGCAGCTCATCGTATTTGGTCTGTTCTTTTTTGCGCTCCCAGCAGCGCGCCAGGCGCGTGTTGTAAAACGCAATCATCAACTCTTCGCTGCCCTCCTCCAGCTTGGCCTTGGCGGCGTCATATTCACGCTTGAGGGCGATCCAGGGCAGCCAGCCGTAGGGCAGAAACATGGCGCTGATGGTGAAGCTGACGGTCTCGCCGTCGCCCGCCACGCCCTCGGACCATGCGCCGCGCGCAAACATGCGGCTTTTGTCGCTCTCGACCATGTAGGCGCCGCAGTCGCTGCAGGGGTACATGGCGTTCTGGCCGTCATCGGACAGCACCAGACGCTCGAAAGCGAGCGGCTGGGCGTGGCCGCAATGCACGCAATCGGCCAGCGCCTCGTGCTGGGTGCCGCGCAGGAAGAGCTTTTCGATGATGGACTCGCCGGTGATGGTCGGCGAGCTGGGGTAGTAGGCTTTGCGGTTGCGTTCGAAGGTGGTTTGCCGGGCCTCGGCCAGCGCCACCGGGTCGCCCTCGCCGTTGACGTTGGCCTCGGCCCGGTCCACCTCGTCAAACAGCACGCGGCGCGCCGGGACTTCGGACAAGTTGGCGGCGGCGCCAGCTGTGACAATGAACAGTGAGCCGCCGATGTACTCCTTGGTGTCGAGCGTGTTGACTGAGTCGCGCGAGCGCGGCGCGGCCACACGCTCGGCCAGCTGTGGCACGGCGGCGATGGTTTTGGAAATTCGGTTGCTGGTGCGCTTGGCCAGCTTGCCGGTAGGCAAAATCCAAAGGAAATTTGCGGGCGACTGGTGGACGCTGGCGGCGAACCAGTTCAGGCCGACCTGGGTCTTGAGCATCTGCGAGGCGCCCATCAGGGCCACGCGCTTGCACGGGTGGCTGTCGGACAGTGCCTGCATCACCTTACGGGCGTGTGGCGTGCGGCTGGTACGGTATTTTCCGTATTCGTTGGCGCCCGAGTCTTTGGGGATGACCATGTATTCGTCGGACCACTGATCGACGGTCATGTTCGGGTCTGGCTGCAGGCCGCGCGCGAAGGCTGCAGTGAAGGTGGCGGCCCCTGGGGTCATTCGGCAGACTCCGGAGCGCTGATTTTTAACTCGTTTGTGAGCTGGGTGTACAGGTTGTCCATCATGGCGCGGTGTTCGCGGTCAATCACGGCTTCGCAGTCGGCGGTATCGGTGAGCGTGGCGACTTCGGCGGCGATACGGCGGGCGCAGTTGGTCAGGCCGTCGCGCAGGGCGCGGGCTACTTCAAAGGCCTTGGCATCGACTTCTGATTTTTTGCGCAGCCTGCCCTGCATTTCGGCTTCTTTCATCTCGGCCATGTTGGCGTCGGAGATCATCAGCCGGGTGCGGGCTACATCAAGGTCTTCCAGCAAGACCGCGCCCGCCGGATCGGCATTGTTTTCGCGGGTCATGGCGGGCGGTGCTGGCGGTTGCGCTGGCTTGATGACCTCGGCCTCGGCCACGGCCGCTGGCTCAGGTTCGGGCTTGCGTGCGGCAATGTTTTGCTTGGCCTTGCGCCAGGCGCGCACCGACTCGACTGAGTCCATCGGGCAACCCTGTTTTTTCCATTTGACCATGCAAGCTGATGACACGCCCAGCTCCAGACCGATGGCGTTTTGCGAAGGAGGCTTTTTGCTCACTGCTTACCTTTTATTGGGCGTTGCTTACTGCTTACCACTTACTGCTTACCTTTTCCAAAACCCATCCGCTAGCGTTTTAACGGGGCTCGAATTACC